GAAAGTTGAAGGTTACTCCTATTAAAACCTTGCCTGCTTTTATTACATGATAGATTTTTTATCTAAATATATTAAGTTTATACTGTCCATATTGACTTTATTGGGCGCTATATCCACGGGTATCTTTTGGGTTGATACCCGTTATATGCACAAAAGTATGGCTACTATGCAATATACAGAACTTCAATTGATTGTATATACAAGAGAGCTGAAACTTTATGAACAAAAAATGGACAATGAACTCCATCCTACAGCACAAGAAAAAAGAGAGTATGATATACTATTAGAAACCGTAAAGGATTTAACAGATAGACGAAATAAGGCATTAGGTTTGAAATGAAAATTAAATCGATATTAATAATCTGGTTGACAACGTTATTTATTACAATAAGTGCCGGTGTCTTTGCTCAGGGACTATATTCTGAAGAACAGTCTGGTTATGCAGGCCTGTATGTACGAATTGTAAATCCATCTCCGTATAATTTTAGTTGTTATATAACTGATGGAATGAATTATCATAGGTTTATAGTATACGCGCAATCTTACGGTCTTTGGTATCCGGTATCTGGTCCATATCAGTGGCAATGCCAATAGGTCATATAAATAGACCATAATAACAAGGTATATGCACCATGGCCATAAACAGTAGAGAAGACTTAATTAATTATTGCCTAAGATCATTAGGCGAACCTTTCTTGCAAATCAACGTTGCTCCCGAACAGTTGGAGGATAAGGTTGATGATGCTTTGCAGTTGTACCAAGAATTTCATGATGATGCCACCCGTAGAAATTATTATGAGTATCAGATAGTTGACTCCGATGTTTCCAATGGTTATATAACCATACCCCCGTCTATACTGTATGTTGTTAAAATGTTTCCCACAGGAAACTCTCTTATTTACAGTAAGAATATGTTTTCTTTTCAATACCAGTATGCCATGAGTGATTATAATAGTCTTGCTTGGGGTACTTCCGGGGGAGGGGGAGGCACCGGTGCGTTAAGTGAATATTATCAGGTGAAACAATATATGGATCTACTTGATATGACTCTCAACGGAACACCGCAGATTACCTTTTCTCGAAAGATGAATCGGGTTTATCTATGGGGAGATTTTGTCGATCAAGACGTACAATCAGGAGATTATATCTGTTTGGAAGTTTATGAGACTATTGATCCCGAAGCGTATACAAAAATCTATAGTGATATGTTCATGAAAGACTATACCACCGCTCTTATTAAAAGACAGTGGGGACAAAATATGTCCAAATATGAAGGCGTACAATTGCCTGGGGGAGTTACTGTAAACGGACAACAAATGAAAGAGGAAGGAATGGCTGAAATGTCAGAGGCTAGAGAACGTTTGCGCTCTGAACAAGAAAAACCAATTGACTTCTTTATAGGTTAAATGAATAATGGCTACTAAACCACTATTCAGATATGACGTTGCCAGTGAACAGAACCTCTATGAGGAACTTGTTATTGAGTCTATGCAGATATATGGTACCGATGTATATTACATACCTCGCGAGTCCATGGGCCACGACCAAATACTAAATGATGATATTATCAATGAATATAAAGACGCATATCAGATTGAAATGTACATTGAAAATACTGAAGGATTTGATGGTGATGGTGACCTGTTCACTAAATTTGGAATAGAAATTCGGGATGCTTGTACTTTCATAGTATCCAAAAGACGATGGAATGATGTGATTGCTGCCTATCGTGATGATACAGCCTGGTGGAGACCTAGGGAAGGAGATATAATTTATATTCCTTTAACCGAATCCACCTTCCAGATAATGAAGACAGAAGAAAAAACTCCATTTTTCCAGATTGGAAAACTAAACGTATTTAAAATGTCTTGTGAATTGTATGACTACTCTGGCGAGAATTTCAATACTGGTATACCTGATATTGATAGGGTCGAAACCTTTGCATACCAATATCAGGTTACCCTATCGGATAGCGCAGATGGTTACATTGTTGGGGAGACCGTCACCCAGACCTTCTCCAGTGGCGTGGTAATGCGCGGAGAGGTGATTGACATTGAAGCTGATAGTAGTACTAGGCTCTTTATTGCACACTCTGGAGCGAACGACGGTCGTTACCACGACTTTATCACTGGTCTGCCTATTGTAGGTTCGGAGTCTGGTTTAAGTTGGAATGTTCTGGACGTAATACAATTGCAGAAAATAGAACTATCATCACAGGGCGACATATTTAAAGAGGCGGCCTCCACCATTCTCGATTTTTCCGAATCTAATCCATTCGGCGATCCTTTACAGTAAGGAGACATAACATTTTAGGTGCATATTTTTACCATCAACATATAAGACGAGCTGTAGCCGCCTTTGGTTCTCTGTTCAACAATATATATGTTCTCAGAAAAGATGCAGGCAACCAAGTTTTAAGCCAGGTTAGGGTACCTTTATCCTATTCTCCTAAGAGAAAATATCTGGAACGATTGTCAATGATGGACCAAGGGGAAGCTTTGCATGACCAAATTGCAATAAAACTACCTAGAATGTCATTTGAAATTGTTGCGATTACATACGACTCTAATAGACAATATCCTAAAACTAATAGTATACGCTGCGGTACATATATTGATGGTACTGGTAATAGGATAAAAATGTATGCGCCTGTGCCGTATAATATTCAATTTCAAATAAATGTATACAGTAAGAATCAGGATGATGCCTTACAGGTTGTAGAACAAATACTACCGTTTTTTAGTCCGCAGTACAACCTATCTGTGAAACCATTTGATAATATTACGGGTATTGTAGATGATGCTCCCATCACCTTGCAGGCAATTACTTTCTTAGACGATTATGAAGGCGCTGTGGAACAACGCCGGACTATTATCTATACTTTAGATTTCGAAATGAAAATTAACTTCCGAGGACCATTTGATGAAAATGGCCAAAGTGTAATTCGTGAAGTTGAAGGAGTGATATATAATGGAGTGACCGGAGATAAAATAGAGACTGTTATAGTAACTCCAGACCCTATAGACACCTTTGGTCATGCCGATAGCGATTTTGGTTTTAATACCGATATTATTTTAAATTATTTGGATAGTGCATAATGGAACAATCAAGCGAAAAACTTAGTCCCGATCCTAATAAGGTGAGGAAACTACAAGAACAGAGTGATTACGATTACTCTCGCGAGACTCTATATGACATTCTCCAGAATGGCCGTGAGGCCATAAACGAAGCCATAGAGGTGGCTCGGTCTACCGAACATCCTAGGGCTTATGAAGTACTTTCAAAGTTATTGAAGGACGTTGGTGATGTAACTGATAAATTGATGGATCTCAATAAAAAACGCAGAGATATAGAAGAGCCGGCAAAGCAACAAAACGCTTTACCCCCCGGAGTCAACACAATGACGAATAATGTGTTTGTTGGATCAACATCAGATTTACAGAGATTGATAGGTGCGGAACTTAATACTTTGAGACTATTGGAAAAGGAAATTGGGCCTAGTGTTGCGGCCGGTAACCTAGATGTAGAATAAATGGAATTTAAAGATTCCTATTTAGGAAACCCACTTGTTAAGAGGGACGGCGTAGAGACTACGTTTACCAAAGAACAAATGGTTGAATACGCGAAATGTATGCAGAGTCCCGCATATTTTGCCGAAACCTATATTAAAATTATCTCTCTTGATAAAGGGTTAATACCCTTCAAACTTTACGATTATCAAAGAGATATGTTTAAACATTTTAACACCAATCGATTCAATATCGTGTTGGCGTGCCGTCAGTCGGGGAAATCTATCTCCTCCGTTGCGTATCTATTATGGTATGCAATGTTTCATCCAGAAAAAACTGTATTCATTCTTGCAAACAAACATGCTACCGCCAAAGAAATGTTGGCTCGTCTTACTCTTATGTTGGAGAATGTTCCTTTTTGGTTGCAACCTGGATGTAAAGGTCTTAATAAAACCGATGCGCATTTCAGTAATAACTCCAAGATTATTGCTGCATCTACTTCCAGTAACTCTATTCGTGGTATGACGGCCAACCTGATTTTCTTGGACGAATTTGCATTCGTTGAAAAGGCCGCTGAGTTCTATACTTCAACATATCCTGTAATTAGTTCTGGTGAATCTTCTCGCGTTATTATTACCTCTACTGCTAACGGTATAGGTAATCAATACCATAAACTTTGGGAAGGGGCTAAACAAAGAACCAATAGTTATGTTCCGTTCCAAATTGACTGGTGGAATGTGCCTGGTCGCGACGAGAAGTGGAAAGAAGAAACTATTGCAAATACTTCTCAATTGCAGTTTGACCAAGAATTTGGTAATACCTTCTTTGGTACAGGCGATACTCTTATTAACGCAAATACCCTTATGGGACTACGAGCGGAGAATCCAAAACACATAGAAGAAGATGGACTGTGCAATATTTATGCTGATCCAGTTAAAGGTCACGAATATGTAATGTTAGTTGACGTGTGCCGAGGTAAAGAACAAGATTATTCTACCTTTTCTATGATAGATATATCGGTGAAACCCTTTCTACAGGTTGCAGTATATCGAAACAATGCTATATCCCCCATACTATTTCCTCAGATATTAGAAAAGTATGGTAAATTATATAACATGGCGTATATTGTGATAGAGAACAATGACCAAGGCAGTTTGACCTGTTATGGTTTGCATCACGATTTAGAATATGAAAATCTACATATGACCAATTCCATGAAATCGGATGCTATTGGTATTGATATGAATAAGAAGACCAAGAAGATTGGTTGTTCTGGTTTCAAAGACTTGTTGGAGAATAACAAGCTACATGTAATGGATCAAAACACTATAATGGAAATATCTACCTTTGAAAGAAAGGGTAATTCTTATGAAGCTTCCAGTGGTAATCATGATGACATTGTAATGAATTTGGTATTGTTTGGATATTTTGCGACCAGTCCGGAATTTGAACGACTAACTGATATAAACATTAAGAAGATGATGTTTGAATCTCGTATAAAGGAGATTGAAGAAGATGTGCCTGTATGGGGTTATTTGGATGACGGTTTGGATGACCAGGCAATATCAGTAGAAGAATTTTTTGACCAGGAAGCTGCATGGGCCATACCTCCTGACTATAGTAATGATAACTGGTAGTCTAAATAGTATAAATACTAAATAGATATATTGATTTAAAAATCGTATAATGAACTCTTATAATTAACAAAAGGATAAGACAATGGCAATTTCTGCTTCTCCTTCAATTATCATCAACGAAATTGATCTTAGTAACGTTGTTACTGGAAGTCAATCTTCAACTGGTGGATTTGTAGGCAATTTTCAATGGGGTCCTGTAGAGGAACCTAAACTTATTGATAATGAAAAAACACTAGCGGCAACCTTTGGTACCCCAGGAAGCAGTAATGCAGTAGATTTTATTTCTGCAACCCAATTCCTAAGTTACTCAAGTAAGTTATACGTTAACCGTGTTGTAACATCAGCTGCACAAACAGCAACTACTGGCGAAGGCGCACAAACCGACCTCGTTGTTAAAAACGACAATGATTATGAAACCAAACGTTCCAGTTTTACGTCTGGTGGTGTATTAGATACTGGTCCATTTATCGCAAGATATCCTGGCGAACTTGGCAATACTCTTGCTGTCAGTGTTTTCCCTGCTGCACAATCACCAACCGACTGGGCTGCATGGACATACAAATCTGCATTCGACGGCGAACCAGGCACTAGTCCTTGGTTGGGCGGGTTCAATGATAGTGACAGTGGTTGGGACATTATCAATGATGAACTTCACATTGCGGTTATTGATGTTGATGGTCTGTTCAGTGGAACTCGCGGAACGGTACTAGAAACCTTCCCATACACTTCAACAATAGCAGGAGCTAAGACTGTCGATGGGGGAAACAACTACTGGATTGATGTTATCAATAATAACAGTCAGTATATTCGTTTCGGATATAAATCTACATCGTCTAATGTATTCTTAGGTGCAGCTTCAATTGCGGTACCAGAAACCCCAATTAACTATGACAGTGGCATAGATTATTCTCTGGGTTCTGTTTGGACAAACAACGGTTCAACCTATCGTATGCAATACGGCGCTGCCAGTGGCGCGTTGAGTGCTAACGAAATCGCGGTTGGATTTGATGCTTATGAGGACGTAGACATTCTAACAGTCGATCTATTGATCGCTCCTTCTATGGATTCTGCTCTGGCTCAACAAACTGTTGTTAGCGACCTAGTTCAGGTTGCGGCCCAGTTGCGTAAGGATTGTGTTG